TCAACAGATCCAAAAAGAAAAATGAAAGAAGAATTTATAACATTACCTTTGAGACTAGAGGTTCCAAAAAGTGCCATAGATTTTAAACAGGGATTAATGTTTCGTGAAAGTTTAGATACAGACAGTGGAATGCTTTTTGTATTTGACAATATCGCAAAACAGTCTTTTCATATGACTGAAACAAGAATACCTCTTGATATTGCCTTTATTAGGGAAGACGGTGTAATTGAAAGTATTAAACAATTAGAACCCAATAATACAACTCCAGTTTTTTCTGAGGGTGCGATTGAATTAGCAATTGAAGTTAATCGTGGTTGGTTTGCGGAAAATAACGTAGAAGTTGGCGATGTATTAGATGTTGAGTATATTATTCCAAATGAAAGAGAAAAATATCAATCAGAAACAGATACGATTTATAATATCATAAGTGAAGTTAAAGATAAGAAAGGTAAGGGTAGTGGCACAAAAGATGCTTGCTATCATAAAGTTAAGTCAAGATATTCCGTATGGCCATCTGCATACGCATCAGGTGCACTAGTTAAGTGTCGTAAGGTAGGTGCTGCAAACTGGGGTAACAAGTCAGAGGCATATGAAGTAACTAATGCTGATAAGAAAGGTAATACACCAGCATATCAAGGATTAAAGTCTGGTAAAAAGAATGTAAAAACAGGTGAACCACTTTACAAGGCAGCATCTCATATGAAAGAAGAAACTGCAATAGAGAGTGAATTATTAGTTCAAGATTGGAAGAAGGATGATATTAAGTTTACTGAAGTTGAAGCAGTAGACATTATCAAACCAGAACCACTCAATCCTTCTGATTGGAGATCTGATTTGGGAGAAATGAAAAGAGATGAGTATGGTGATCCAGTAGAAGGGCCAAAGATCTCTAAGAAACTAAGAAAAGAAGAAATTGGAATGAAGAATTATTTACTGCAGCGAAATAAAGCATATGATAAAAAAATGGATTCGCTTTTATATAACAAAAAATCTGATAAGAAAAAACCTGATAATCTCACAAAAGAAGAAGTCAAGAGAGATGAGTATGGTGATCCAGTGGGAGGGCCAAAGATCTCCAAAAAACAGAAAGAAAAGAATCTTGCATCAAATACACCAGACGAGCAACATACAACCACAACTAGCGAAGCAATGAATCCTGCTCAACAAGCAGCAATTGCAATCTCTAAGAAACAGAGAATCATGGATCTCATGGTTGCTAAGAAAAAGAAAAAGAGTATGAAAGAAGAAAACCTTGATGAGAAGTGTTGGAAGGGTTATGAAAAGAAAGGTATGAAAACTATGTTTGGTAAGAGATATCCAAACTGTGTGAAAAAGAAAATTGGTGAGTCTGTATCAAACTGGAGAGATGAAATAGGTTATGAGGGTAAGGACGAAGTAAAAAAGTTATCTGAGGACGATATGAAGGGTATGAGTGTCAAGTCAGGACACAAGAGACCCACAAAAAGCGGTGCTGGAATGACACAAAAAGGTGTTGAAGCATATCGTCGTAGAAATCCCGGATCTAAATTAAAGACTGCTGTAACTACAAAACCCTCCAAATTAAAGAAAGGATCGAAGGCTGCAAATAGAAGAAAGAGTTACTGTGCAAGAAGTGCAGGACAAATGAAGAAGTTTCCGAAAGCAGCAAAAGATCCGAATAGTCGATTAAGACAAGCACGTAGACGTTGGAATTGCTGATTGAATTATGTCTGATAATGTTTACCTTGGAAATCCGAACCTAAAAAAAGCAAATACACAAATACAATTTTCTCAAGAAAATATACTTGAGTTTGTGAAGTGTAAGGAGGATCCTGTTTATTTTGCAAGAAAATATATACAAATAGTCTCCCTAGATAAAGGTCTTGTGCCTTTTAGGTTGTATGACTTCCAAGAAAAACTCGTCAGAAACTTCCACGAAAGTCGTTTTAACATCTGTAAGATGCCTCGGCAGACGGGTAAATCCACTACAGTTGTTTCTTATCTGCTTCACTATGCAGTTTTTAATGATAACGTTAATATTGCTATACTCGCGAACAAGGCCTCTACTGCCAGAGATTTATTAGGTAGATTGCAGTTGGCATATGAAAACTTGCCAAAATGGATGCAACAGGGTATAATCGCATGGAACAAAGGTTCTCTTGAACTTGAAAATGGATCCAAAATTTCAGCTAACTCTACTTCTTCATCTGCTGTCAGAGGTGGATCCTATAATGTCATCTTTCTTGACGAGTTCGCTTTTATCCCGAATCACATTGCTGACGACTTCTTTGCCTCTGTTTATCCTACTATATCTTCTGGACAAAGCACAAAAGTCATCATAGTTTCTACACCACGAGGTATGAATCACTTCTACCGTATGTGGCATGATGCAGAAAGAGGAAAAAATGAATATGTACCAACAGAAGTTCACTGGTCTGAAGTTCCGGGAAGAGACGAAGCATGGAAAGAGCAAACTATTGCAAACACATCAGAACAACAATTTAAAGTTGAGTTTGAATGTGAATTCTTAGGATCTGTTAATACTCTTATAAATCCAGCAAAGTTAAAAAATTTAGTATATGAAAATCCGATTACTAAAAACGCTGGATTAGATATACATGAAGATCCTGTAAAAAATCATCAATATTTAATTACTGTTGACGTTGCCCGTGGTTTAGGAAATGATTACTCTGCATTTATAGTTGTCGATATTACTAACTTCCCATATAACATAGTTGCAAAATATAAAAATAATGAAATCAAACCTATGTTATTTCCAAATATAATTTATGAAGTAGCAAAAGGATATAATGATGCTTTTATTTTAGTTGAGGTAAATGATATTGGAGATCAGGTTGCAAGTATAATTCATTATGATTTAGAATATGATAATTTACTTATGGCATCAATGAGAGGCCGTGCAGGTCAGGTGGTAGGTACAGGTTTTTCCGGTAAAAAAACACAGTTAGGTGTAAGAACAACTGCTGCTGTAAAGAAATTAGGGTGCTCAAACCTAAAAACTTTACTTGAAGATGATAAAATACTTGTAAAGGATTATGAAATTATATCAGAATTAACTACTTTCTCTCAGAAACATAACTCATTTGAGGCAGAAGAGGGGTGTAATGATGATTTAGCCATGTGTTTGGTTATCTTCGCATGGTTAGTAGCACAGGATTACTTTAAAGAAATGACTGATAATGATATAAGAAAAAGATTGTATGAAGAACAAAGAAATCAAATCGAACAAGATATGGCACCATTTGGTTTTATTAATGATGGATTAGATGAGACATCTTTTGTAGATAGCACTGGAGATAGATGGCACACCGACGAATATGGTGATCGTTCTTACATGTGGGATTACTATTAATGAACAATCCACTCAAACATCTTAAACTAAAAAGATTACTAGCAAAATCATTTCCGGGTAAAAAAATTTTGATAATTGATAATAAAGATGGATCACAAACAATAAGTATTACATAATGGACTTTGACGATCAACTTGAATTAGAACATCTGTTGTTCACAGAAAGAAAATGTAGAGTTTGTGGAATAGTTAAAAGTTTAACGACAGATTTTTATGTGACTAGAAAAAATAGAACATTATTATCATCTTATTCGTATGAGTGTAAGGAATGTACAAAGATTAGAATTAAATCAAAGAAGATAAGTAATACTTGGCAATACCCAGATTGGTAGTTCACACACTGTTTCCCCACTGAAAATACCCTTTTCAATAAATAATTTCAGATTAATTCTGGACATTACGGAGAAAAAAAGATGCCTCTCAATTTAGCATCTCCCGGACTCGTTGTTAGAGAAGTTGACCTTACCATTGGTAGAGTTGATACTGCAACCACTAAGGCTGCAGGTATCGTTGCTCCATTCCAAAAAGGGCCAGTCAACGAACCTACTACAATTGAGAACGAACAAGACTTAATTGATAACTTCGGTGAACCACTTGAAATAGACAGGCACTATGAATATTGGTTAACCGCTTCATCATATCTTGCATATGGTGGTATCTTAAGTGTTGTAAGGGCTGATGATGACAACATCAAAAACGCAACTGATGACGGATCACCCGAAATCAAAATACTAAGCACACAAGACTATAATAATAAAGGTTATGATCTAACACACCTATCAAATACCATTGTTGCTGCCAGAAACCCCGGAAACTGGGCAAACGGTATTAAAGTAGCAATAGTTGATAGCAAGGCAGATCAAAACTTGGTAGTTGGAGTAAACACACTTACCGTTGGTATGGGTGTCACTCAAGCAGTTCCTGCTGGAACAGTGCTCCCCGGTGTAGGATCAACCACATTACTTGATGGTTACTATAAAGGAATAATTACTGAAGTTGACACGACTACAATCGGTGTTAAGTTTGTC